TATTGACAAATAGAGCAATGGGGAGCAAACGTAAGTGTATCCCCCATTACTCTATTATTTCTTCAGTTTATACACTATGCAGCCTATTACAATCAAGATGGTAATAATGACAACGCCAATAGCCCATCCTCCAACATCCAACCTTATTTGTTCCCATTTAGTAAGTTTACGCTCTACAGGATAAGGCACGCAAACCGAATCTGAACGCAATATGGACACAGTATCATATCTAACCTTGTCACGATAGACGTACTTCCAAACAACTTTATCCTGATATACGGTATCTCCAACCATCCATTGGTTGACGAACACGCTGTCTCGTTGGTATATGCTGTCACGCAAATATCGGTCAACATAAATACTGTCAGTTGTCAAAGTCTCAACTGGGATATATCTGATAGATTTGCACCCTACGAACAAACTTATCAGAATACAGACAATAACTTCCCCAAAAACACATTTCATTTTATCCACCGTTGCGCTTCCCACTCCCTACGTTTAACAAGTCCAGTAAGCCTCTTTCCACCAGCATAGACCCAGCGTCTAAACTGTGTCTGTATTTCCATCGCTGAAGCACCTGCTCTTATCTTTGCCAACAACGTAGATCCTGCAAGGTTGCCTGCTCCAAGATTATACACGAAGTCTGTAAGCGCATCGAACTGCCCCTGTGTCAAGTTGAGCTGCAGTCCGTTCACATAGTTCTCGGCTGTCAACAAATCTCCACGCAGAAGACAATCCGCCTGTTTCTCTGTTATCTTCTGTCCAGACTTCACACCATGTGTATGTCCGTAACCTATAGTCCATACTCCTGCGCTGTCTTTGTAAGAAGTAAGACATAACCCTTCAAACTCCTTAATTTTTTTGATTAGAATTTCACTTGATTTCATATTTTTTATTTTTGTACTTATCTTCTTTTCTCTCACTCCATGCCTTCGTTACTCCTGCAGTAGCAAACAGTCCGGCCACACTACCTACAAATGCTGCCAGGCCGTTCAGATTTGTCTGAATGGTACCGTTTCTCACAACTTCTACAACCAGCACGAAACCCACAATCAGCAATAACAGGCAACCTATCAGTGTCACCGCAACAAGAAAGAAACTCTTACTGCTTATTCCACTGTCAGTTTCTATCAGTTTCTTCAGATACTCCGTTGTCCGCATCCTTATTATGTTTCCTCCTTTCCTCTTTATTGTTATCTTCATAATCAAAGAACCTTTCAGCTTCTCCAGGTTCATTATCATAATATCCCTTCGCAAACCGTACAAGCCGGAAGTTGTTTCTCGGAGGCTTTCTCCTCTGACATTCATCGTCTGGTCTCATACAAATGTTCTTTGATATCTCCGCCATATTTATCTTCAATATGGCGTTTTCCTTAACAAGTCTGTTGTTCTCCTCTTCCAGTTTATGTTTTTCCCTGTAAAGATAATCCACCTTATCATTAAGAATCTTTATCTTAGCATCCTGCTGCTCTATCCTATTGCGGAGACTCTCTACAAGGCTCTTCATCACACCCATCTCTTTCTCGTCTGCCTCTATTTCCTTGATATCAGCTTCTGCCTTGGCCTTACGGCTCTCCGGCTTCATGAAAAAGAGAAACTTCAAAGCACTCAGCCCACCGAACGCCCCGGCAAAGGCAAGTATCATCTCTACCACTCCATCCATATGTAACCTATTCCTTGTTGTCCGTCAGTAAAGATTCCAACATATTAATTCTATCCCGGGAAGCCTGCCTCTCTTTCTGTAATGCCACGATATCGTAAGGCTGATTTCCTCCAGTAAGTGAGGCTTCGTAACATTTGATTATCTTATAGTCACTACCTGCAAGCTGGTTCTTTTCCACATTTATCTCTTCGCGGACTCTCTGTACGTCAAAACGTTCCTCGTACCTATACGCTATGTGATCCCCGGCATCGTATGGTATCGGTTCTATGTACACATATTCTTTTACGCTCTGCATCTGTACTTCGTCTATAGCATCAACAGGTTTCCATATCTCCGACAATCCTGCTGCCTGCTCATCCTCACTCACTGTACGGGGCTTTATGTTCCCATCAGGATCCTTCTCCACAATTACTTTAGGTTCGATGTATCTTGCATGAAGATACCCGCCTTCCATATATCCATATTGTTTCATATCATCAGTATTTTATTCTGTTTAAGCACCAGGCTTCTGTTCCGAATCCCTTTTCAAATATGGCTATTACCGTCTGACCCGTTGAAACATCAAAATAGCTCGCCGCAGTTGCTCCGGTACGAAGTTTCTGACCACCACTCGCATATATTCGCATCGAACCGGTTCCTATCTGTTCAAGAAGCACTACCTGCCCGTCGCGCATGGATGCCGGAAGGTATGTGAGACATCTGCCGGTAGAAGAACACATTACCACTGTTGCTGTATCCGTAAGATTAAATGACGTTGCAGTGGTGTTTATGTACGTTATTCCCGGCATGAATCCATGTACACGCAGATTCACAAACATTCCGCCATAACTCGGTGCAGTACCACTATTGCCTGCATTACCGTAAACACCTATCACAGCGTTGTCATCGGTTCCTCTACTGTATATATCGTCGTCACTGTCTCCTTCTCCCACGGCTACCATCGAAGCACACTGATTACCTACGGATGTAGAGGGGACCGTCATCGTCTCCACACCGTTCGCAAAGATTCCGGAGGGCGACATATAGCTTGCCTTACTGCTGTTGTCTGCGGCACTGACTGTCACCGTACCATCCTCTGCATCTATCGTCAAGGACGAGCCACGGTTCCTATTAAAAGAGAAGTCGCCACCTGACGATGACGAGGTCACCCTTATCACTTTTCCTGCTGCATCCAACTCTATCTTGTTCTTCTGGGTACTGTCCAAGGTTGAGACAATCTTTCCTTTGCTTATATACCATGCACCGATATTAGCACCTTCTGCCAGCAGAAGATTAGTTGCGATCATATTGAAATAGTCAAGTGCAACCCATTTCGTTGTACCCGGATTATTCTGTATGTCGGTGGCTGGCGACACCGATGAATTTCCGCTTATCGGATAAGCCCACCGGAACACACTGCCGGCATCCACTTTGCCACCTATGAGGATGATATCCCCGTTATTGAATTTCAAGGACCGTGCCCATACCGTTTCCTTTCTAAGGAACGGTGTTGGTGCTTCATACGATACTGAGAAGGTGCCGCTGACGACAAGTGTGGCAGACTGTGAAATCTGAGCAGTCACTTGTATGCTCTGCGGAGCTACGCCCCTGTTTACGGCAGTATTAAACGCAGTCACTATATCCTGGCTCGTAACCGCGGAATCGCCGGTATTGCTGTAGCTGTATATCACTTGCCCTTTATCATCAAGGACACTCACTTTAGGCTTGTACATCGGTACCTGAGTATCATCCTTTCTGAGACTGACAGTAAGAGTCTGTGTCTTCAGCTTTGCGTTAGGAGTACACATTACCGTGTCACCTGTACTCAGAGCTAAAGTATATACAGGCTGTCTGTTGTCACTATCATGAGGCACATATGCTGTGGCTGTTTTCCCTTCCTCAAGTTTCGGCATGCAGATAAACGCATCATTGCTGCCTTCTGTAAGTCTCCACAAAACATTCTGCACACCGGAGAGACTCGTTTTTGTCTTAAATGTATAGGTGTGGCGCAGCCATTCCGTCGTCAGTTTCCATGTCACATTTCCGTCGGAGGTCATGCTCACAGGCGAACCGTCTACATATCCACCTGCTGTTTTGTCCGTCAACGCCGGATATATGAAAGTCATAATCTCCCCACCTCTATCAAGAGTGTATGATTCCACTGTCGCTGACGCCGTTGTAGAGCTGCCACTGCTCGTGTTGGGATATACATATGCCTGTATCTTATACACACCGCCAGTCTTCGCGTTAAGTATCATACTTGCAGAGGAGGAAGACGTTGTCTTTATATCGGCAAAAGTGTTTTCCAGCCATGAACCACTGTCAGTCTGCTTGAACAGGTACACTCTGAGATATCTTTTCTCAGTCTGTGCCTGCGCGTTGCAATAACCTCTCACCGTCAGTGTCACCGTATTGCCGGCCTTGAGATATACGTCTTTGAAAGCAAAGCCATAGGCGGTGGATGTGACGTTCACAGGGATAGAGATTCCGCCACCCGTCTGCTTTGCATAGAAGCTCAACGTGTACCATTTCCCGGGCTCTACTATTTTGTCCGTTGCACTACGGTATATGACCTGCCGGAGAATATCCTTATATGATGCCTGCACATTACCAGTTCCGACAAAAGCGTTGTATCCGGCATAGCCAGACTCCGTAATGTCACCGTCAGTATATTCCCACTTATCCATCTCCGCCATATTCTCAAATCTTGTCTGCAACAGCAGGTTGGCATTCATTCCTTTCTGGTAACTGGCCCACAGCGCAGCTTTCGTCTTGTCGGAGGCCGAGCCAGTGAAACGGCCCCACACACCGGATGTTCTATGACGGAAGCACACCCACTCATATGGATATTCCATGCTCACACCTGTTGGTGCGCCGGTCCATCCCGACGGTACGTATCCGTCCGTCTGAGATGTGGTATCTGGTACCGACGGTGCAACATTCACATCCGTGAGTTTATATATGAACTCATAGCTATCGCCGGATTCGCCTTGCTTCGCCATACCATAGGATTGTACGGCAAGGATGTTGCCGTTCTCCTTGTCATACCAGGTCACAGTAAGTATCTTTCCTTTCCCATCAAAGGCCTTAAGTGCAGAGGTTTCATCTATACTTTCTACAGAACTGGCTCTCCCAATATAGCCCAGAGTACTGTCGGGACTCGTTATCGCAGATGTCACGAAGTTTGCTCTCTCCTGTTTCATATTATTGTCCTCATCCGTCTTCCAGAACGTAATTAAGACCTGTCCCAATGGCTTTTCGGAACTGTCTGTAGGTATCGTCTCGCCTGTAGAACATTTTATGCTATATCTTATCTGTTCCTTGAAAGATATAAGTGTAAGTGCACTGCTTATCATAGTCAGATCCTTTTTGGTTTGTGTCATGACAAAACCCTTAAAGGGCTATGTCCGTACTTACATATATGTTCATTCCGTATCCTGCACGCACCATGTCCGTATAAGTCACGCTTGCGTTTGTTCCTGTGAAAGTAGCTGCACTCTTACCTGTAAGGGTAAAGTCCTTGCCTGTATTGTCCTGAGTCTGCCAGTTCCAGGAGCCTGTACTCACCGTTTCGCCACTGTCTCTGCGTGTCGCGACTGGAGTCACGACAGCTGTCTGCCCGCTCTTTACAGTCGTACCGTCTATGCCGGTAATATTGAACTGCACATAAACGGGATCACTGAGATCCGTCACTGTTGCAAAGGCCGTCGCCACTACGTCCGAACCTTTCTTACAAGTGCACCTTATACGGGCTTGGAAGTCCACGTCATCTGCCGTAACTTTTTGTGTATGTGCCGTGCTTGCGTTCTTCAGGCCGGTCTCTGTTCCGTCGGCATTCACGATCTTCCACTCGAAACTGTAGCCCGAAAGATCGGTCACCTCACTGCCTTCGTTCCACAATGATGCGTCCATCGTCAGTTCTCTTGTATCCTGTGTCAGCGTTCCGTCACCCATCACCAGATCAAACGTGCCTCCCGTACTTTTCTGTATGATCACCTCTGTAGATATCTCGTTGAAACTGATGACATTACCACCTGTCTCTATCGTACCGCTCACACTTATGCGGTCATTGTCGTAACCAGACAGAGGTACAAGGTTTTTCATCACCCTCAACGCCTCCACAGTCTTTGCCGTGCTCCCGTAATTGGTACTGTAGTTCGTCACTCTCTTGAATACGCCGGCCATGCCTGAATTGGTGGAAAGATTGTTACTACCAAAGGTCAGCGTAATTCCATTATATTTCCACGTCAGCGATTTAGGCGTCATCAGTGAGCCGGTCGAGACATCTGTCAGTATCGGCACTACTGCCGGACGAGAGTTCTCTGCCAGTGTTTCATAGTTTGGAGTAAACACCCCCGCATCGTTGTACCTCTGTATAAGCGGAGTGTTCTCCACTCTCAGATATCCGTTTATTGAAGTGCCGTCCATTACGGCTATCAGCTTCAGTCCTGCCTGTACTTCCTGTGCCATGTTATTCCTTCTCTTTTAAGTTTCCACTCATTCTGTCTTTCAACTCTGATGCAGTGGCCACTATCTCGCACTCGGCCACACTGCCTAACATCTTCATGTCTGACATAGGGAGTATCAGTCTACCGTCAGGCATCTGCTCATGATACATTTTTAAGAGTTCCTCATTCTTCACGTTCTCTTTTTTCACAAGTATATACATATCCTCGTATCTTTTTATGTTAATATTACCTTACTCATATACGGGAGTGAACGTAGGTTCTGCCCCGCCTGTGCCAGCCTTAACGGTCGAATAGGCATACATCGACACCTCTGCCCATACCTTCAGCGTCTTTGAGGGGGCGAAACCTTTGCTCTTTGGCACAAAGCTTATCTCCCTGCCATTCCCCAAAGGAACCTCAGAGCCTCCGGCGCTCTGACCTTTCCATTGTATTTTGAAGAGACTGTCCATCTGCTCATCTGTCACCGTGGAACGGTTTGTCCTGATCAATACTTTGAAGCCTACCTCCGTGGAGAAATCGTAGCTCATGCGGGCACCCTTTGTCTGTATCTGCTCTACTGTCAGACTGGGCGGCATCGACACATCCACGGTCGTCTCATCCGTTATGGATGCATCCGTGGCTGTTGACGGACGCGAACCTTCATAGTATGCCGCAGTAACCTTGAATGAGGCAGACTTTATCTTACGGGCGTCAAATGTGAGCGTTCTCACTGTTACGCCCTCATTCTTACAGGTTATCCATGTGTTTTCATCATCAGTTGTTATGTCACGCCAGTCGTCATCTTCCTCTTCTTTTACCTTCCACCAATAGGCTACGTGAGCGTCATCCACTGCCGTACTGCCACTGTACAGCTGCGCTGTGATGGTATGTTTCCATGTTGTCTCGTCAAGAGGATTTATTTTCCAACTGGCAGGACAGTCCAACGTCACCTTATAGTTCTTGCTTTCATATACAATCGTATAAAGCTTTATGCACATCTCCAGCTTCACGGTGCGTCCAGTCCTCTTGTCGTCAAAGTTTGCCACACAGAACAACTGCATGGGCTTGTCCGCAGGAATGTTCTTCTTCACTTTCAGCGCACCGGTTGGGAATCCCGAAGTACCCGTGCCTGTCTCATAATTGCCATCCGCCTTTATTCTGTTGGAATAATCGGCGGCCGGAACCCCGTCATACCATTCCACACCGGTAAGAGTCTGCGCGCCGCTCTGTACGTCTTCCGGATCGTAGGCCTCCACATACGGCATGACTATCAGGGGGACGAGATTTCTGTCAGGTTCATACTCTTTCGTGTCGTTGTTGTATGTCTGTACTGAATTTCCACTCAGTATGCTTATGCCGTAATGTAACGACAACGGATCTACCGTCGTCACTATACTTCGGCTCTGTGTCTTTATTGCCATACTTATCCAAATTTAATCTGTCCTGTTATCTTTCTTGTTTTCATACTCTCTCCGTCTGCAGGTATCGTCACCGTACAGACAAAGGTCACTGCCTTATAGTCTATCCCGAAGCCAGCTCCTATACCGTGGACATCTCCGTTATCCACATGTACTGCGTTTTTGTTGTCTCCTGCATATTCTGGTGTCCAGACGTTGTCGTCCCCAGGCTTTCCTGTGTCACGCGCCCATTCGCAGTCATATCCTACAGTCGCCACAACATCGGAAGTTATATCTATATTGCCATAATACACTCTAGCCGTCAGAACCGTGTCCACATTGCTCCGGCGGAACGCGTAACCGCCCGATGACTCTATTTCCACATAATAGTTGGGATCACCTTCCAACATCACCCAGCCCTTCGCATTCCAGCGCGGCTCATCCAGGGTCTTGTCAGATATGCAGCCCCACTTACAGCCGTAATGCCATACAGTATGTTGCTCCACTATTGCATAGCTCTCACCAGTTCCTGTGCTCTCACTGACATGGGTCATGTATCTGTAAGGCTCTGTACTTATAGCCACACTCATGTCCCACTCACCTCTGTCAACTGTCTTAGTTACCAGTCGACCGTTGCCGTCGAACTCATAGAAATGTTGTGCTATAATGACATCGGCCATCACACCGAGGTCATTCTCTGAGACAGGTATCTGTTCCAACGCCTTTGTCTTCGGCAGCCTACCGATGACAAGACCGTAGTTGTAATCCTCAAGTATCGGCTTGAACACATTAGTCAGAAACATTATACGTCCTTCACTCGAAGACAAAAGCCAACTCTGAGAGCGTTCGTTTGTCTCAGTGTCTGCCGGCAGTTCCGAGTTACCCCGCCTCGTCACATTGTAACCAGGCAACGGAGCATAGTTCCTGCCTCCAGGCACTTCTTCGTCTGAATACATCACCACGGTCATCGCGTTGTCAGTCGTATTCACCGCCAATACCCTCATCCAGCTTGTGTAGTAATCTGATCCACCCGTCAGCAGAGTGTTTATTATCGAGAAGCACACATCGTTCTCCTGAAACTTCGTAATGTCGTAATCCGTCCTTTTATCAATCCACAGTTTGTATGTGTCCGTCGCTACGAAATCGACCTTAGTAATCCTGCCTGTTTCGGAAAATGAATAATCTGATTCCATGCCCTGTATCTGGTTTATAATCAAGTCCAGAACAGTCATTGAGTCGCGTACTTCAAGCCTGTTTGTCTGTATCCGTCCATCAGACGTAATACCGGTGCCTTTTCCTGCTAACATTGAGTCGACAAATTCCCCAATGTTTATACCTCCAAGAAACTTTTGCAGATAAGAGGTTGAATCAGACTTATCTTTTCGTAGAAATGTAACCAGTGAGCGCAATGCGGAAAATACATTATTGTCTGAAGGAATTGTAGCGTCTTTTACCCTAATGACATACACACCATTACCTCCACCAGTATAGGTCTGCCCTTTATAGGTTAAAGAATCTATCTTATCTTCTATTTCACCGATACGTGAATAAGGCATACTTTCTCCTATTGTATAGATAGGAGAATCCCAAGGTATATCAAGATTTATTTCCCATCCCAATACACGTAAGATACGTCCATTCTCAAAGTAGGTGTCATCCACGAGGTTAATTCTCTGTCCTAACTCGAACGTGCGCGAAACAGGGTCTTCATGTACCCAGTCACTTCTTAATGTTGTCGTGTATGTACCGTCATCCTTATTCACTTTATCAGCATATCTCTGTGCCTTCTCCTTCAGTTCCTGTTCTGCCTCCGGAATATACTGATCTGAAACAAGTTGGATGTCAAATCCCGAAAGGACATACTCATCACCGTTTGCAGGATATATCATATCATCCGGCAAGGGACGGCCGTAGTTTTCATTCCTTACTATCTCCCAAAGCTGCTCGCCGCGAGTCTCGTCCTTTGGGGACGGATTGAATATGACGCCGAACTCCATACCGTTCAGTTTTCCGGACTGGAATCTTATTTTCAGTTCTTGTTCTTCGATGATATATTCTTCCTTAAACTCCAGCCCGGTGTCCTTATAACGATAGTAGGTGACGGTCTCTTTCGTGCCGTCCTCATTCTCCACATCTTCAGTACGTGTATGCACATCGGATAAAGTACCAACCCGTCGAGGATAGACGTCATCGAATACTACGACATCTTCAATGGCTTCCTCCTGACTCATGCCTTCATATGCATCTATATAAGGAGTGTCATCCGGAAGCATAAGCCTTTTCTGGACTACACCGTTCACCACGGCCTGCTCATCAGTCGGTCGATAATTCGTAGGGATATTTTTTGTGGAACCGAACGCATAGATACGTGTAGCATAAGTGCCCTGACTTTCGCTTCGAGTAATATCCGAAGCCTCAATATCGCGCTCGGCTTTTATGGCATCTCCAAACTCACAACGCCCGAAATGTATTACATTGTCTACTATCCAGCAATCACAGTTCCATTTATCTTCACCGGCCATAGAAAACAAGGCATCCAACAGGTTCATGTTGTCATAGGTCATTGCCACTGCCTTATTCTCTATAGTATCGTCTATCCTGAATGTGAAGTCTGTTCCTCGGTAGGTATATCCCAATGCTTTCAGATTTCGAAGGAAAACTCCTAGTTGTACATCAAGGGCTGCAGTAAGCGACCATGACGCTTCACTCCCTGCATGTTCCGGAGTGTATTTAAATATTTTATTCTTCCACTTCCAATAATAGGCGTTCATCTGAAGCTCGTAATCATATCCTCCAGTTGAAGTGTTGTAAGTAGGCTTCTGAAGGTCAGTTATCTCATAGATTTTCGCCAGCTTTCCACCTAATGATTCATCAAGGACACCGGATAAATCTACATAATCACCAAGTTTAAACAGGACTGGCTTAGCTACCGAAAAAGGAAGAATTATATAGTCTTCCTTCATCAGAGTGAACTTTCCTTTAGCTCCCTTATTAATAGGGATGGAAAGTCTTGTTTTACCTGATATGTCTTTAATGTCTATCATATCCCCAAAGTTCATAAATAGAAAATGGAAGTCCTAAAAATCAGGGCTCCCATTTGAAACAATAAAGGGAATGTTTGTTATTCGTCCCTATCCATAGGGTTAGGCTCACAGAATTTGCTTGAAATCTTACAAAAACAACGATCCGAACTCAATCCGTAAGAAATGCTCTTCCCTAAGTAGACAAGCTTGTACACCTCATCGCCCAATGCTGGAACTTTGATGTTCACGGCTCCTTTTTCCAGACAGAGCTGGAAAGCTTTCTTCTTGCTTCGGTAATCACCTTCCGAACTGCCTTCGATGGTAAACTGTAAAGTGATTTCACGGGAAGCCACCTTTGCATTGTCTGTGATCATACGTTTACCGTGTTCCAAACGACTTTCATTCTCTATGTAGTCTTTCATTTCGTTGAATCCGTCGATGGCATCGAGGAACCCGTCACCCATGCGAACGCCCCATGTCTCCAGTGCATCCTTTCTGTTGATAATCAAATCTGCCGTCATAGTCTTGATGTGTTTCGTTTCACTTCTGCAATGTCAGCCTGCATTTGTTTAATTGGTTTGACAATTTCGCCTGTATTCTCTCTTATTTGCTGCAACTCCAAATATGAATTTGCCAATATTGTACGTGTTTCATCTGCTATATTATAAATACCAACAGCTTGTGCTGTTAACGCACTTATGTTACCTTTTAATTCTGTAATTGCAACTGTCTGTTGTTGTTCAGCTGTCTCAATACGCAAATTCGACTCATATAAGGCCGTGAACCTGCCGTTTAATTCATCGGCTGTATCTTGAGACATTGTTTCAAATCCTTTTGAAGATGCAGATTGTTGTTCACTATCACTACTGGTATATCCTATAGCATTTGCAAGGTCGTCTCGTTCAGCCATTGCGTCCTTAACTATGTCATTATAGCTATTTCTAAGAGCTTCTATTTCATTGTCACTCAGCGCTCCATCCTCCATGGCAGATGCGAAGTCGTTGTACCAGTTATTAAGCCTGGTTTTAAACATTTCACCAACTTTGTCAGACAGTGCAGCACGCATAAAGTATTCCGACATATTGTCTGCAAAGTCTTCAGCAGAAGCATCCATATCCATAAGGGTGTCTATAAAATTGTCATATAAGCTATCAAAACTTATCTTTGTCAGATTCTCATTAAGCACATCAGTAAGTTCTTCCAATTTTCCCGCATGTTCGATATATTCCTCAACAGCTTCAATAGGATTCTTGTGTCCGTCGCTGTCAAAGAGCTTCTGCCATTCTTTTGGATTATTATCACGAAGCAATGCCATTTGTTCAGGTGTAAGCTCCCAAAAATCTCCAGTATTGTGGAGGGTGATATCAAAGCCGAAATTCTTCAAAGTCTTGCTAAAAGAATCCCAACCAGACCAATTACTATCTGGGGCATGTCCATTAAACGTACCTTTACCACCTAATCCAAGAAATCCATAACCTGTGTTAGTCCAAGCCGAGGCAAGATTTTTTATTATTTCCTGCTGATTCTCACGCCATTGTTCTTCAGCGTCTTTTGCTGTTATGTAATAATCAAGTGTCTGACCTGCAGTATTACTCTCATCTCCTATTCGTTCACTTAACCGGTCTATACTTTCCTGCAAGTATTTGTTACTATCCGTCAAACGACTCACAGTTTCCATAACGTCCTTGTCATTACCACCTAACAATGAATTGAACCCTCCAAACGTTATTGTATTAAGAATATTACTCACACCATCTACAACGGACTGTAACGGTTTTGTTATTATGCCTCCACTTCGTAAATCATCAAGAATGCCATTCACAGCATTGAACATCAGGTCACTTAAATCCGCAAAGATGCTTCCTAGTCCGTCTTTCAGAAGATCGACTACTCCCAAAACAGCCGATACAATTTCTCCGGTTGCACCGCCCAGTGACGAGGCGAATTTTGACAATTCACTACCAGCCTTGCCAAGCACACCGCTCAGTCCCGATAATGACTTTCCCAGCGTCTCAGACAATTGCTGTATACCACCGAATGCGCCTGAGAGAGAGCCACTCTTTATCTGTGATATGGCGGACGATACGGAGTTGATGGCATCAACGGCTTTATTCGTCGCATCTCTCAGGTTGTTGCCGGTGGCACTGAACTCGTCTACGGCTTTCTTATAGGAGTCAGACATGTTTTCCGCTATCGTTTTGGCAGTGTCCAGGTTGGTCTTGGCTGCCGCCTTCTGTTCAGGCGTACCGTTCTTTATGGCGTTTTGGTAATCCTCTTGTGCTTTCTTGAGGTTTCCGTATGCATCTATCTCGGCATAGTAGGTGGTGATCATCCTTCGCTGTGCATCCTGTAGCTCGTTCGTCAGATCGCCGATCTGCTTGAAGCTAACATCAGACAGATTGCCTGCCACATTTCCCCGCATATTGTTCACAGCCTCTACAATCTTCGACTGATCCTCTGGATCCATATTTCTGAACTCGTCAGACTTCATATACGCACGCAAAGAGTCGAGACTGTGCTCTATCTCTTCACGTAGCGTCGACCCAAAATCACCAAACACCCCCGCCCAGTCAATATTCTGCTTTATTGCAGACAGATTGACGTCGGCGATGGCCTTGTCCCTTTGTTTCCCCAGTGACAGCCGCTCACCCTCTGTCTGTGCTTCTTGTATCTTCTTCGCGTACTCCTCTGCTATGGCTAGCTTTCGCTGTTGATATGTGCCGTATTCCGTAAGATAGGAGTTCATGGCCTCTTTCTCTGCCTTGAGTCTGTCTTGCAGCTGCTTCTGCTCGGTGAAATCCTTCAGTTTGTCGAAGGAGGACGTATCTACGGAGACAGAAGAGGAGTCGAACGCTTTCTTCTTGTATCCGGGATTATTCTTTGCCTTCATATTCTCCTTAGCCTCGAATATCTCCTTCTGTCTCTGTATCTCCTTCCGTATATACTCCTCCTTGGCCCTGTCGATGGCCTGCATCTCCTTCTTGTTGTTCAGAGCCTGCTGTGCGGCGACCTTCTCACCGCCGTCGGCCATAGCATCGATGCGTGCCTGCTCAACCTGATTCTCCAAATCAGCAGCCTCCTTGGCGCGCTCATCAGCTTGCTTTTTCTCTATTTCGGCGAGCTTGGTGTCTTGGACTATCGCCTGACTCACCCGTTTCGACCCTTTTGACCCCTTGGATCCTCCCGACCCATGTTTCGCTGTGGAATACATGTCTATCTTTTGCTGACTCTCTTCTATCTCCTTGACATATTTATTCCACTGTTTCGACCCTTTCTGCGACACGTCTAAGGCTTCAAGATTGGCCTTGGCTTCCTTTTCCTTCTTTTCCCAATACGCCTTGTTCTTTCCTACCTTCCTCGTGTTCTGTATCCCTTCTATCTGTGCAATCTGGGCCTCTATGTCAGTCTTCTTCACATAATCCTTGATGGCCGCATCATAGACATACCCGATCTTGCCCGTGAACTTGGAGAGTATCTTTTTCCTACTCTTGAGAATGTTGTCCAGCTTCTCGTCCGTATTGTCCTTGAAACCTGACGTAAATTTGTTGATCTTGGTCTCTGTCTTTGATCTGTTGTATGCATTATTCAGCCCTTTTCCCATTTTCTCATAGAAGGAAATCATCTCGTCTATGCTCAAGGCATAGCGCCCGTGATAGGATTTAAGAGCTCTCTGCTCCAACGACTTGTACCAGTTCAAGGATTTCTCATCTGAGTTCAAATCAATTTTTCTTGACTTCACATTTCTTAGGAAGTTCACATACTCCTGGTTCTTCGAGGCCTTTTTCCCCAAGGTCATGACCGTCCTCTGCGAATCCAACTCAGCGATCTCTTTCTTCAAGGCGATTATGTTGGTCAGATGGCCTTCTTCGTCTATGTATTTCTTTATGATGGACGGATATGCCATGACCAAGGATTTCAATGCAGCGTTACGTTCTTCCGTCGCTGCTTTGTCGTCCGTTGCCTTTTCTATCAGCTCGTTTATGGCTTCCTTGTGTTCTTGCTCCTTCTGATTCACCTCTTCCAATGTGTTGCTAAGACTCTCGTTTACCGCCTCTGTCTCTGTGATGCTATCATGGAAAGCCCACATGGTGGCGATGAGACCTGTAAGCACTGTTGCGACAAGCACATACGGATTAGCTTTCATAACAGAGTTTAATGCAGATTGGGCGATCGTCAGTCCTTTCGTCGCAATTGTCTGTAAGGCTTTTGCCGTAGCGTCCGCCCTTGCAGCCACAGCCCAGCTTTTGGTCAGCACAATGTTTGCGATGAGCGCTGCCTTGTACACTCCGTAAGTGGCGATAAGTCCTACCAAGACCTTTCCGACTGTCTCGTAGTTCTGGATAAGAGATGTGGTCGCTTGTATCCCGCCCATGATGATACCTTCTGACGCCTTACCAATATCGTTAAAAGCAGCGTCCAACGCATCCTCCATCATGGAGATCTGACCGTTTATGGTCTTAGACGCGTTGGATGACATATTGTAGAATTTTCCCCCTGCTGAGGTCGCATCTATAAATGCCTGCTGGACTATTTCTGCAGATACGGCTCCTTTTGACATTTCGTCTTTAAGTGTAGCGATAGACTTTCCTGTCTTCTCAGAAATGATCTGTAGAGGATTAAATCCGGCATTAATCATTTGGTTAAGGTCTTGCCCCATCAGCTTTCCGGCAGCAGACATCTGAGAGAAAGCTAAAGTAAGCGACTTGAACTTTACGCTGTCCCCCATTGAAATATCTGATAATGCCTGTAAATATCTTATTGTATCTTCTGCCTGAATATTAAAGCCAAGCATCATTTTCTCTGCACCTACCATATCAGAGACCGTTAAGGGGGATATTTTCGCCAGTTCCTTAATTTGGGGAATAAGCCTATTAGCCATATCCTTCCCAACCATTGTCTCTATGGCAGTATCCATAGACTGAAACTCTCCACGTACACGAATAATCTCGGAGGCCAATTGCTTTAATGCAGTAACTCCACCTATTACTCCCAAAACTTTTTTCAAGGAAAGAGAAAACCCTTCGCTGGATTGAACTGTTTTTTCAGATTCCTGATTAAAGGCAGAATATTCATCCTTCAATTTCTTTACAGTCAATCTTGCCTCTGCCTGCTGCTGTGTAAGCCCGAACAAAGCGGCTTTCTCTTCCTCAAGGGCCCTCTTTGCAGCTTTGTATTCTGCAAGCCTTGCCGATGCACTGATCGGGTTCGTCTTCAAGGCTTCCTTGTATGCTTCCCCAAGACGCTTGACATCAAACTGGACATCTTTGACAACGCGCTTCTGATCTATGATCTTTTGCGTCAGGTCATTGACCGTCTGCGAGGCATTATAAATCCCATTTTTGAAATCATGCTCCATTACGGCTCCAGCCTTGGCCGCTTCTGTCACCAGCCCCTTCATCTGTTGGCGAGCAGATGCCAACTGAGTTTCCAGGGCCCTGGCTGCTGCCGGTGCCTTGTTCACATCCATCTTCTTCAACTGGGCTTCCAATTTCTCGCATTCTTGTCTAAGACGGATAACCTCGTCATAGTCAGAGCTGACTTTAAAGTATAGTTTAGCCATATCTATTTCTTGTTTCTTCTTCTGCGTGAAGCCATATCCTTACCGCTTACCTTATTAACCTTCGTTCCGGTAACGGTATGGAGCTTATCACGCTGCATTAATACTAAGTTTCTGTACGGTATCTCATATACCACTTCCTCGTATGACAGATGCAGATTTTCAATGAACGATGCAATCTGTCCCAAGAGAGTATCATTCCCTACAACCTCGGTTTCGCTGCCAGCAGACTTACGTTCCTCGCCAAGCTGACAGCTTTGAGAAAAACCTTGGAGTCAATCATGGATAATGCTTCATCCAAAGCATTCACGTTCTCCTCGTATGTTCCTTTGGCCAACTCTTCACTCAAGCTCTCATCACCAGTAATAAGCCATGAAAGAGCCTTACTATATGATTTGCTTTCGCCAAGAGAGAGAAGAACTTCCTTTAAGTTGTCTGCGTCCTGTATACCTGACAAATGAGATATTGCGCCGGACAACTTATAGATAGTAGGCGGATAGACCGTGTAGGCTTTTCCAGCAACAAATACTGTTCTAAAATCATTGCCTATAATGGATTCTGATACTATTTTCGCTCCTTGATTCATAAATAAAAAGAAAATGGGTGGAAGCTAAAAGCCCCACCCGTTAAACAATTCTGAAAACTAACCTGCACCTTCTTGGACGAGAGTTATTTTTTTCTCTACAGTCTTGAAAGCATCAGACAGAGAGGTAGGTATGCTTCCCGACTGTGTGGTATAGCCTTCCTTCGATACCTCATAGGAGACGGAAGTCCCAGATTTCACCCTCTTGGTCTTAACCGTCTGCCCGTCCAGCTTAACTGTTGCATCTGAAGGTGTTGCTATTACCGCAACATCTGTTCATGCTTCCTTTACCTCTTCTGAATCGAACCAGTATTCCGGAGCAATAGCTGAGTCTTTCGGCTCCAGTTCCACGGCACTTACCGGAAGGCCGATAGCCTTGTCTGTCGTCGCTTCACGGGCACCGATGTCGGCGCGGGGAATGACGCAATACTGGTCGTCTTCGGTTTGGGCCACAATCAGCTTTTCGATGTTCACCTTGCCTCTTGCACGCTTCCAACCTTTGTCCGTGTTGATGACATCACCTCCCATGAGGTCTTTTTTTGTCGGATAGTCGTACTCGCCAATCGTAAAGTTTACTGTTACGTCGCCCATATCCTTATCACTGCGATAGGTCTGACCTGTGAGCTGGTTTTTATAGTTGGTTCGGCTTGCCTCCGCTTCTTCAAGCGTCCACGTATCCTGATGGATGTTCTTCACCTCTTTCAGGGTTTCACCCTGCAAGAGAGTGTATAACGCCTGCCCGGTCAAATCTTCTGTGATAGCACTTGTTTCGCCATACCAAAGTTTTTTGATATTCACGGCGGTGATTTTCTTTGCTTCTGCCATATCATTTTACATTTAATACTTCAAACAAAATTCTTACATTCACATAGTGACACTTTAAGGCAGTGTCCTCCTCGGTTCCGATTGACTCGATGGAATAATGATAGGAGGTATCGTCATAGCGTCCGGTTACGCCGTCAAACAAATCTTGTGCCTGTTTCTCCAGTTCGTTCAGCCGGATGGAGTTGGCTTCGCCTTCCTTCAGGTCAGGAACGCAAAGATTCACCTCAACGAAGGATTTCTTCCAGTACGCTCCCGGCTGTTGCTTCTTGGCGTGAATGACAACTCTTTCGGATTTCATTACCCCTGTCAGCTTCTTGCCGTGGGGAACGATGGCTATACCGAAAGGCTGGCAATCACGGTAGAGTATGTTCGCTATATCGGTAGTTACTATCATTTGATCTCCTCCTTCAATCGTCTCTCAGCAAATAGGGCCGCGCCAGTCAAGACTTCGTAACCTTTGGATTCAACAAAAGAAGCGTATTCGGCTTCATTTCTCAACTCCAAGCCATCATCTTGAGCTGAATACTTGTTTGACTTTCTAAGGTTTCCGGTACGGTTCTGATAGCTGCCATTCTTTACGGCATAATCGACAGCCTCCTTTCCGACCTTCTCCTCAACGGCTTTCACCTCGGCATAGCCCTGCTGGAAGAATCTGTCCACGTCCGAAAAATCAAACTTTACATCCATATCTCTGAGTAACCAAAATAATTCGTATTCTTCACCATGTAAACCTTGCCGCTTCCCCGGATATTCTCACCATCCATACACCTGACTTCATCACCAGCCTTCAGAGAGATTTTCTTCTCACAGACTACATGGTAATTCGGTCGATACACCTCACCGTTCTCCGAAGTAAACTCCTTGGTAGAGTTATCGTCACACCGGCATCGACATACGTCCTGCCAGCTTTCGCCACCGGTATCGGGAATGGGCCGGCCGAACTCGTCCGTTTCCATCGGAGTGGTGACTTTAACCTGTAATGTATGTGGAGCGAATATCATAGGAATCTGACTTTAGGTTTATCTGAAAGCGTATCTTCAAGCCCGTACTTCTTGCACAAAAACGAGTAGTATTCCTTTACTCCCTTGATGTCCCAGGACATAGAGAAACCGTTCTCGCTGATGGAAGTTGCACGGAGTAATAGAGAGGGGATGAACTTCGCCATGGCCACCGAAATCAATCCGATGTTTGACGGGTTCATCTCATCCTCTCCGCTTATCATTGAAGACAGACTTATCTCCAAAAGGTCAGCCTCCGACAAATTAATGCCGAAGGTCTGAAACTTCTGTGATATGTAGTTGTTTACCGTCATGCGTTCATGGTGGTCAAATCGAAGTTCACAATCTGGTTCGGGGTCGAAATCTGCGGAATCCACTCGGCTGTGTATTCCAGATAACGACCATTACCATCCTTATAACCGGAGATCAGCATGTCACCGTCGGCTTGGCTATAGTTACGTCCCGGTACACCATCCACTGCCTCGTATGGTGTGTGAAAACGCATGTAACCAACCTTATCCTGCGGAAGCAAGGTAATACGGTCGTCTGCGTAAATCTGTACGTTCTTGCCAGACTGGTCCAGAACATAGTCTTCCTTGATTTCGATGGCAGGAAGCCCGATGCCTGTAAATACAGAAGATGCCAGTTGGGAAGTAATCAATCCAGTCGACATGTACATCTCGTTGCCAGTCAGCTGCATCTTGAACTTGTCGCCGAACTCGCTTGAACCGATGATGTTCTTCACGAAGGTACCTCGTGACATAATCATCTTCGGGAAGGTGCCGTAAACGGCCTTCAGCTCGTTAATCTGTTGCTGCAGGTAGGTGATGAAGTTGGCCTTCGCTCCAGCTTCGGGAGTGATGAACTTGAACGGAAGCTCGATGTCCAGCAGGTCGATGCCGCCGGCATTGTCGTCCTTGTTCTTCACTTGGGCCTTTCCTGTCATCAACAAAGAACCTACAACGATGTCCATACGCTTGTGAGCGGCAAGAAGCACTTGACGATAGTCGTCGTAGATGAAGTTCACGATGTCCTGCATGGCGGCCACCTGGTCGGCGGTCTTGGCCGCATTGAACTTGTCCACCAAGTCCTGAAGTTCGGACAGGCGGTCGATGGAAATCTGGTAGCGGTCGCCCAAATAGGCAATCTCACCATATCCCGAACCGATATTCCGGCGTTCACGGATAGGCTTCTCCCCATAGCGCGAATTGATGGAACCGGCCATCACGCCTGTTACCGTACCGATGTAGTCCTTGAATACACGGGTAGTTGTACGGCGGAAGTCGAGGTACTGCTGCCAGTAGATTGTATCCTTACGTGTCTGAAGGACGCGCTGAATAACAGCGTTAACGATGTTGGGGTCGTTAAACAGAGTATAAATAGTTAGCATCATAATTCGTGTCCTCCTAACTTTAAGAATTAGCAATTACACCTGCTGTTCTCAGTGAGGCCAACAGGGCATTAATCTTGTCTTTTTCGTCACCACCTGCGGCATCAGCCACAGCCACTCCCTGCTTTACGCCACCGATGGCAGAAGAAGAAGCATTAGGAAGTGTGTACTTGTTGGCGTTGGCGGCTATACCGTCCAGTTTTTTCTTGTCTGTCGCGCTCATCAGTCCGCTCGCCGACTGCGTGGCGTCCGTGTAAACCGTGCCGCCTTGCGCTTTCACATCGGGAGCGTTGAACTGGAAATGCGGCATGTTAGCCTTATCAATGCCAGAGAAAGGCATAACCAATTTAGTAGGCTCGATTTCAAATGCTCGCATCAAAAGGGCGACTAATACGATGCCTTCTTCAACTTGTACTCTTTCGTACAAAGCTGAGTTAGCAATGACTTTCGGAGTTGTACCGTTTACTGCTGTAGCTTCATAGAGTACAGCACCAGCTTCCAAAGTATCACCAAAGTCTGCTGCTAACGTCAACTTATCGAAAGCCTTATCTGATTTGTCGATGGAGTTGATGGTTGCTCCATGTGCACCGTTTCCAAGATGCATACCCACATAAGCCAAAGAGTTCTTCTTGATCTTCAATGTGGTGTTGGAACCGGTTGTAAATTTCTCATAGACTTCCACACGGATAGCCACTTGGGCAGTTTTCTTTACCAAGTCTGCGGCGATCGGCGTGAAGGATGGAAGGAACGAACCAGCGACAAGGTTGGTCGTGTCCAGCTTGTAAGGGCCTCTGCGTCTGCGTCCGGTCTCTACGTCGTAGCGTTCCTCGACAGACGGTTCAGGCTCCATGTTGTACTTAAATCCTGCTGCCATAAATTACTTGTTTTGTTGTTCGACAATAGATTTTGTGTCCGCCTCAATCATTTTGGCGAACTCGCCTGCTTCCTTCTCCTGCTTCTGTTCTGCAGTTTCTGGAGCCTTAGCGAACTGGAATCCGCTGTTAGACATTTCCTGCTTCATGTCCTTGAAATAAGTGTCCAAGTCCATGTTATCAGGAATATTGCGGTCTTTCAACATAAATTCGGGAATACCGTACTTCTTTGCTACCTCCGAGATCTGAGAATAGCGTTGCGCCTGCGCTTTCTCCGCTTCGTATGCAGACAGTTTTTCAGAAAGACTTTTGTTGGAATCAATCAACGCCTGAGCCCATGAAGGAACTTCGTCTTTTTTCTCATCCTTCTTTTCGTCTTTCTTTTCTTCCGGTTCCTTAACAGGTTTTCCGTCTTTCAGTCCATGTTTCTTCTCGTAATTGGAAACAGCGGAAGTCTGTGCTTGTCCTGCACGGAAATCACCATAGTTTTGCATTACGTCCTGAAAAGAGATACCCTCAACAATGGAGTTTACCTTCGTTTCGTCCGTTACACCCTCTGCCTTCTTTGTGGCAATACGGGTGAGTGTGGCAGTATCCACCCCAGTGAATTTCTGTTGAAGTCCTGCCAAGATTTGTTCAAAGATTGTCATACCGTATGAGTTTGATTGATAAATTTCATACGGTAAATTTACTTATAGAAAAAAGGAAGGCGAAATTTTAAAACTAACGATACGAAACAATTAGGGGAATGTTCGTTTTTAAGTAAAAAGAAAGCGTGATTACTCCAGTAGTCACGCTGCAAAATTATTCTTTTACAGATAAATCCACATTTAAAGATTTTCCTATTTGGTCTTGATAGAAATTTTGTAATTGGTGCAAATATTTAATATGAATACCTGTATTTATTTCTACAAGTTTGTCATCCTCAAGTAGAAGGCTCATTTTACCATCTGAAAATACTATTTTCTTATTTTGATTGTTATGATAAAACCTACAACGGTTAAGCAAATCACCAGATAATGGTATTGGGAAAATATTAGACCGGTGATATGGAGTCACATTAAAAATCAATTTATCTTCAGCAAATATTTTATTCTCCATTAACTTGCCAGCAATTATACATTTTTGTGTTCCATCAAGGGATGCCGTATCAGCATCTTGTTGTATTCTGCGAACTTTGTTAACTTCATAATATTTATAATGAGGGGCATGTGCTAAAACATAATTTCCTTTTCTTAATTCTTTAATATCTATCATGATCACAACAAATTAATAGCTGATAATTCCTCTGTCAGCGCATTAATACCTTTCTGAATCTTCTCCAACTGCTGTTTGCGTGGCTTATGTACTCTAGCCGCATAGTGCCACAACTGGCGTTCATTGATTCCGGTTATCCGACTTAAAGCGGCTTTGGTGAAGATGCTGCTGTAATAGTTGATAAAGGTAGCAGCATCTATCTTGAACTTTAATATAAAATCTCCTTGCAATACTTCTACCGGAGTAATGTTCATTTCCTTGCATGACTCCAGATAAAGTTCAACAGCCTCCTTAATGTTTTTCTCGATTTTCCTCACATCATTTTCCACAGTCATCACCGGAGTACCTTCAATATAGGCACTAAGGTTATTCCCTGCATGTTCTACAATCACTTCTACGGTTTTCATATCAAACACCAAGCACGATATGAGCATCAATATCCAATTTTTGGCTAATTTCGCGAGCTATCTTTAAAGTCGGTTCACATTTACCAGAAATATAATCACTCAAACGCGAAGGACTTACTCCAATCAATTTTGCCAATGCCTTTTGGTTAAGCCCCATTTCATACATACGAAGTTTGAGAACATCAACAAGTGAGGGTTCTCCCAATGCAAAATGTTCCTCCGAATAGTCAGCAACAAGGTTAGAAAGCAGTTCCAACTCTATGCTGTTCGGGTCATCAAGAGGTGTTTCATCTGTTACTAGTGGGAGCAGTTCTTCAACTCTTTTTACAGCCCAGTCGTATTGAGCTTTTGTTTCTATCTTTGTCATATCTTTAAATTTTAGAGCAATCAACTATTTTATCATATTCTGCATGAGTACCAATAAAACGAATATAAACGAATTTTATAGTGAATTTTATCACTACAATCAGCCTGTAATTGTTTCCCTTAATGTTGAAAACATAATGTTGGTTACCAACATTATCAACACTATTGAAGGTCTTTTTTACGTCAAAAAAACATGTCCATTTGCTTCTCTTGACAATAGAAGTCCATTCTTGCAAAGCGACCTTTGCATCAGGATGCGCTTCTGCATATTCTTTTATAGCCTGTTCTGTAAATATTCTCATTTAATTCACTCAATTATCATATTGCAAAGATAAGAATAAAATTCCGTTTTTCAAAATTTAATTCTAAAAATCGCAACAAAAAAAATAGCAATACCTCGAAAGATACCGCTATTCTGACAGAACTTCCATGTTCTTATGCTGCGTTCTTTTTGACGTCATTCTTCTGTTTCTCAACCTGCTCCTCCTTGATAGCTTCAATCTCGTCCATAACAGAATCCACATTCCCCACAAAAGTAATGGCTCGCTTCTGCGACCAAATTTCACCATCCCTAGCTTTGATGGCTGTGTCTATTTTATCCTTTATGTCCTCCAGTCTGTAGGGCTGCATTTGCACGTCAACGTCGATGGTCTCGGAAGCCTCCTCAAGTGTCGTGTTCACTGAACCTAATGCGGAAACGAGGAAATTCACACGCCGTTGCATAAACTCTCCGACAGTTTCGTTCAGATTCTCCACATTAAGGTGAGTTGACATGAACACGTAGTCAAAAGTGACACCGGAAACAGCATTACCTGTTCCTTTTAACGAGTCAAAGGAGATACGCGGTGTATTTGTCAGCCCATAGATTTGACTGAGCAATGTCTCCACCTCGAATTTAACAGTATCCGGGACCTGACTCCACGTTAAATATTGGGCGTTTGCTCCTTGGCCTGTAAGCTCCACTACCCTATTCTTGAACTCACCGGAGAAATTCTGCACATCACCGAACAACATAAGGATTGGGAAAAAATGATAGTCGATACAGTCTGCATAATTGGAAAGAAGTTTCTCCAGTCTCACACGAAGGCTCTTAATCTTCTCGCAGTACGCCTCCGGACGGTACATATAAATCACCGGCATCTTCTTGAAACCATGAACAAATGAACCTTTGTCAGTCCAGTTGTTTGTCAGCTCCCATTGATAAACCATATCTTTAGTAATGGTCATAAAGCAGGTAATCTCTACGTCGTCCAAGTTTTTCTTTTTGTATTCACGAGAGAGGGCAACCAAATCACCCTGGTCATTGAAAAATGGGTAGAGCTTGTCTCCCCGGAACGGAGACCAGATGGCACTCTTCAGACGATACTCTGGCTTTGACTTACCGAAGATTCCTGAAATCTTACGTTTAAGCTTAGCCCAGAAACCATCATCTTTCACCACATACCAGTATTCAGCCACTTCCTGCTCTGCCAACCATGCCCTGACAACCTTCTTGTTCTGGTATTTCAATTTGTTCTTCTTGAATACCTGCTTCAATGCGGAAAGTAAACCTTCCTCCGATTTGTCCGGCTGGCAATCAAGTACAGGTTCTGTTCCGACTGTGAATGCAGTCTGAAGGTTCACGATGTCCTGCTCGATAGGAAGCGCAATCCGGTTTGGGTCAACTTCCTTCTTTACCGCCGGCTCAACATATTCTTTCCCGGTTGTCGGGTCTGTAATCCGTTTCTCAGGCTGGGTAGTGATTTTGATTTTCGGATATTTCTCTTCATCTATCACTATCTCGTGCTTGTTCGGATTCCAGTCGTTGTAAAGAGCGTGAGCGTTTGGTTGCTCGGTCTTTCGTCCTTTCTTCAGATAGTAGATTTTTCTCTCTACTTCCGGCATAGCTAAAATTTCTTCTAAAGTCATATTTCAAAGTTTAATGTCCAAATATTCCTGAAACATCTTTCGGTTTCATAATCCTACCGAGGAGTTCTCCCAACACATAGTAACGTGCAGCATCAATGCCGTGGTTATCGTGGTCTTCCGGCTCGTTGATGTAGTTTCCATCTTTATCCTTTGCCCAGACATAATTCCTATACTCCCTCTGCAGGTTGTAGGAGCGTCTGGTAATGTACATCTCCATTCCCTGCATCTTGTCAATACCCGCATTGACAGAACCCTGCCCCTTCTCTACTGGATAAATCTTGATACCTCCGTTGTGGATTTCCTGAATGAGTCGCGGGTCCGCACTGTCGGCAATCACTTTCAGATTCCAAGGCCGCAAGGTTTTTATGATGTCTCCCGAAAGAAGTCCGGTTCTATAATCCAATTCATCCAGATACAGTGCATTGTCTATGATTCCACATCGGATAGCTGCTGTGGGGTCATTGGTATAACCAAAATCCAATCCTATAGCAACTTTCTTACACCACATCGGGAACTCGTCCACGATGCCCCATTTCTTGAATACCGCACCCTCCGCCACGTCTGCCCAACGTCCTATAACGGTGTGGGCGTACTTCTCCGGGTTGTCCTCTTTCATTTGTCGTACCTCCTTCAGGAACTCGTCTGAAAGATGGTCGAGGTTGTCGAAGTAAGTGGTATGGATGTGCAGCACGTTGGGATGCGTGGAAATCTGAACGGGAACACCGTCAATCTCCACCAGCTTGTGCGTGTTCTCAATGTACTTCTTGTAGATGAAGTGGTTGCTGTCCGTGGGATTCATAATGATGATGATGCGGTTCTGAATACCCTTTTGGCGGATGGAGAGCATGATTTTGTCAAAGTCCTGCTCGTTAGTCCACTCCTCCGCTTCATCGCAGACAAATGTCGTAATCCCGTGGATGGATTTCAGGCGAGCTGTCTGATTCCCTGAAGAAGTTTTAATTCCCCGGAACATGATGCGCCCACCGCTTCGGCGGTTGATAATGTCCGTCTTGGTGGAACGGAAGTATTTGCCCGTGCCGTCCATCTCTATCTTCTCCATCATTTCGGGGATGATACTCATGTGGGCAGAAACCATCGTATAGCGGGAGTAAAGGATAGTATGCGCAAATGTCCTGTCTTTCGACCGTTCAAATGTCAACCGCTCAATGAAAGCGGAAGCATTGAACGACTTACCGCTGCCACGACCTCCCGTGATAAGGATGATGAATTTATCCTTGTCGGTATAAAGTGGGTTGTATATAGCCTGGGGTTTAATCATTGGTGTTGTCGTTTATCCATTTCTCGATGTCAATACTACCATTGGAGGACACATCTTCATCGTCCTCTTGCTTCTTCTCAACCTTGCGCCATTCCTCATCATGGTGGTACAGCCAAGTGGAGAGAGCCTGCATATTGGGAGGCAGTTCGGTTTCTCCCTCGGTGGTCTGTATCTCTTCATCTTCGGTATAAACTCCGTCCATTTTCAGCTTCCGGGTGGTTACGGTCTTGTTCTTGATTTTCTTGCCACCCAAAGCCGCTTTGAGATATGCACCACGCACGATGGAGTTGATTTTTCGGCGGCCGCGCGCTAAGACTTTAGCTAATCTGGCAGACCTGCGTTCGTTTTCCTCATCCGACCACTTATCATAGTTGCCGTTCTTCATGCAATTAAACACTTCGGGAGACAGCGAAACGCCGAACTTATCATCCAGCGCATCCGCTATCTCCGCATCGGTCAATCCCTGCATGGAGAGTGCAAGGATTTCGTCGTAGAAATCATCACTATCGTAGTCGAATTTCTTGGGTCTTGCCATAAATTGTTATCCGTTACTTAAACCTTGCGCACGGGAGGTTCTAATCATGTTGTTTCTTGCACGAACAATCCGATTATAATTCCTCATGTCGCCACCTGTATTTCTAAAATTTGCGCTCATCAAACTTCTTGCTCTATTGATGATTGCATTTTCCCTACCGATTGCACTTGTATTGGGGTACATCGTAGTGTTGTAGCTCTCTGTTCTGTTTGAAATACGCCTTCTGACTCAATACCTCGCTTTCTTTTTATCCTGAAATTAAACCATTAGACCTCCAATTTACGCCTCGCTTCTCTAATGCACGTCTTGCCGCTCTTACAGCTTCATTATCGGAATTTCCTTGTGCCGTTTTCATCAACTGCTCAATACGGCTCGGTTGCCTGATTTCTCCCGCCTTGACCTTGCTGTTATACTCAGCTCTTAAAGAAGCACGTCTATTGGAGTATTCAATATCTCTTTGATTTTGCCGACGGAGAATTTCTTGCCCAGCTCGATTTCGATAGTTTCCTTTTGCCAAAGCAACATCTCCAAATCCTGAGCGTCCATAACCTTGCGAAGCCAAATATTCTTCTTCGGTCATAACAAGCTGTCTTTTTCTTCTGACTCGGCAAATGTTTTAATCATTAAACAATATTATTCCACACGCTCGACTTGGTCGCTAAAGACCTCGCCTTTGATAAACTTCTGGTAAGGGTCATACCCAAACCGTTCACAGAAAGCCGCCTTAGCCTCCCAGGTGTCAAAGGACAGCATCAGGTAAGCATCCATGTTGGCGGCTGTTTTCTGTGCTTGCTCCTTGACCTGTTGCTTCACGTCCTTCATGTGGGCGACCTTTTCCTCACGCTCCAACTGACGGGCTGCTTTCTCGGCTTCTTTCTGCTCTGTAACTGGCTGCATCATTTCCTCCAATGCCCCGGCCAAAGAGTTTTCTTCTTCGGTCTGCAAAAGAAAGTCGCAACCTATCATGTTCAAGTCTGCATCGGTAAGACCTGCGTCCTTGTAGTCAATATCAGGAACGAGGCGAGCCAAAGCATCGTAATCCCATTGACCTCCGATGTTCGGGTTATTGAGAGCCACGTTCAATGACTTCTCCGTCTTTTCGTCCACATTGATAAGCTCCACACGTAGAGTATAGTCGTTCTTGTTCGTGGCTTCATCGTACTTGTTAAGTTCATCCAATACGGAAACTTTCTGATGCCCTCCGACAATCGTGTACCCAGTCGCTTGGTTCACGACTATACCACCAACCACACCATACCGCTTGATGGAACGTTTCAATTGCTTGCGCCCCTCGTCTGATATGGTGCGTGGATTGTAAGACGCTGGCTTTATCTGCGAGCGTTTCAATTCGACCGATTTGCTATTGAAGTATTTGTTATCTATCATGCTTATTATGATATTCCCATAATATCCGCTCTGAAAGCGGAAACACTTTGTAAATTCTCTGCAAGTCCTGCGGATAGTTTTTCTCCAGCCACAACATACAATCCAAGTTAAAACCCACCCCAGAACTAGCTTTGAGTGAATATCTCACCGGTTCAGGAAGTCCATTCTGCTTCATATAGGCAAGAATATCTTTCTGAGTCCAATCTGCCAAAGGATAGCACATACCGTTATTCTCATAACCGTTTGCCTCATAACCCTTCAGCATCAGACGGCGATTCATACCGTCGGCCTTTTTCATGCCCAAGAAAGTGTAATAAAGACCATATTTAAGCTGCATGGCCTTCACAACATCTGCTAGTTTCAGAAGCTTTACTCTCGTATTGGGTACACAGTACATACCCCCACGAAGAATATATGTAAGATTCCAGTGCGGCACCTGTACGAACTCTATCTTAGGATATCTGGCCTTCACCCAACCTACCCATCTTTCGATATGCTCAAGTCCTTTGATAAAATACATGAACACACAGACAATCCGCTCGAACTTTGGGTAAATCATGTCAAGTAAGGCTAAAGAATCTTTACCCAAGGACAGAAACAGCAGAACTTCGTCAGTCTTTTGCCTGACGAGATCAATGTAGCTGTATGTCCTTTCCTGCAGTGTCATTATCCGCCACTCATACCAAGTCCGACACGGACGTTATAATACTGCTGTCTGCGGTTGATGAATCTGCCACGTTGCGACAAACCTCCATTTTCGGTGGTCAAGCCTCTGCGACCACCACGATAACCACCTGTTGAAAATGTGCTTCTATTTACTCTGACTCAGCATAAAATTTAAATTAAACATGTTTTTCTATCACTCTACCAAGGTTGTAGACTACCTGTGCGGCCAAATAAACCTCACCTTGATGGGTATATTCAATCAAATTGTGGCTCTCGTCCTCAAACAGCTCAATCTTTGCATCTTTGACTTCTACCAGTGCGCTGGTTCTGCCCTTGCTGTAGCCTACAAAGAACTGAATAGCATCATAGTGTCTCGGCTGCAGTTCACCGTTGACCTCGACACAATAACCCTCAGCGTCAAGCTGGCAGTATTTCTTTTGGGTTGTTGGCCTGATTTCTCTGTATTCTTGACGTTTCTTGCCTGACAGGATTTCGTCAAAGAATTTCTGTTTGATGATAAGAGTAAGTATTTCCATAATCGTGTGATATATTTTATTTAGTTGCGGATGCCGGACTCGAACCGGCGGCCTCTACCAAGTCAAAGTAGCGAGCTAACCACTGCTCTAATCCGCGATGGTACCTTTATCACAAAGGTAACCAATTATGAAGACAATAATAAATAATAATTCAACACATACGAAACAATACGCTAATTGTTTGCTAATATTTCTTCATGGCAAACACCATTTTATGCTATCATAAATATTTTCTTCTACTGCACTTTGTATCGTATAATCTTTTTTACTATACTCTTTAAAGTTAGGACAAAAAATAGCACTCACATATACACTTGACACCGTTTCAAAGACAAAAGCATCATTTGAGTACATAATATTGTTATACTCGCTATCACTGACAAGTCTAATTGTCTTTAATTCTTCATATACATTTTTACTGCACAGATCTTTCAGTTCTATATCATTGTAATCATCTACACATTCGTGATTCAAGAAATCACATGTACTTGTATATTTTTTCATAACCATCTTAAATTTGAGTAATATACGCCATTCAATATTTTATAATCACCATATAGTCTTACCTCGCCCTGATACATCATGGCGAACCTTGAATAACCGCAAATCTGCTTTATAGCCCAGTCGGCCTGCTTTGTTCCATATCCAAACCGCTGTATTTCAGGATAAATTTCCATTCTGAAGACAAATTCGCTGTCCGTCATGTCACCAACAGGGCATACGCTAAAAGTCCCATTGTGAGCGAAATAAACGCTATTCTCGATAAATGGATGGCAGTTCGCCCGGCATATAGAGCCATGAGTGGCAAATCTGAAATGTATAATGCAGTCTTCACCTGCTCCAACCTCCGAAAGGTGGCGCAAGAATGTACGATAATCCAAACCCTTATGAAAATGATCTGTTGAAACGAACCCATACCCATTATGGTTTAATTTCTTGATTTTAGCAAGAGTGTCCAAGTTTGGCATTTGCACACCCTTCGGCTTGTATATAATGCAACACATATTGAATTTGTTTTAATCGTGTGAGGTTCATGCAAGAACCTCAGCACGTGATTTGAAGAATGATTTTTCTTTAGCTGTCAAGAATGGTATATCATCAATCGACGTAACCTCAGAACTCAGTACGTTCTTTTTAGACCATGCAACCAACTTCGCACAAAAGTTAACCCAGTTGGATATTTTCTCAAAGTCTGTTGAACCTTGATGCTGTCTGAACTCTATTGTTTGATGACGAGCATAAGAACAGGCATTCACTTTATAGTATCTGTTACCATTCATAATGCTTAAGACATCATGCTTTGTCGTACACTGTGTAAAGTCCTTACCTTGCAAAGTTCTACACCACTGGCTGTTGTTGGCACGTCTTGAATTTGCCATAAACGTATCAATAACTCTCTCTAACTTCTGATAGTTCTTAAAGACATTTATATAAGTCTCGTCAGACATCTTCTGTGCACCGATATGGACATGCAAGCCTGTCGACCTATTAACCTGTGCACCTGCTTCATTCAACGCCTTACAGCAAGTTTCAAGGCTTTTCATACCTGCCTTGCCTGTAAGAACCGGTGATACACATTCTATAGGATTTTCACCTCTTATAGAAGAATCTGAAACGAACTTGTAATAATGTTTGTTGTCAGTGTGGTTGTAACCCTCATACTGAAAAGGCATTGCGTTTCTCGTTGCGCTTTCTCTCATAAGGCTGGCAGCTACCAGGCATTCAATCTCGACCCCGAAAGTAAACTTGTGTGTTTCTCTGATTGTCTTAGGCAATTCAGACATAAGAAGTTCAACTTCGTACTTTCTCAAACCCAACTTGACAAAAGCTGCCTTCTTTGCAGCCTTAGAACCTTTCATGTTCTTAATCTCGTCTACTTGTTCATTCAATGTCTTCATAATCGTATGTGTTTAAATTGTTATTACTTATTGTTTGATGATGCAAAGATATAGTACATATACTAAATACCAAAATAAATATTATGTATATATACTATATTTAACATTAATTATATAGTATCGATACCAAATTAGTTTTTAAATACTTATTTAATAGTGCAAATAAATAATTTTTTTGATTTTCTTTCGTATATAAGCTATATTATATATATTTGTGGCGAAAATTATAATTTTATGGCAAAAACAGAATTAAGAATTAAAGAACTTTGTAAAGAGCGTGGCATAACGCAAGCTCAACTTGCTGATAAATTAGGTATACAGGCTGTCTCTTTTTCACAAGCTGTTTCTCGAAATAAATTTAATATGGATAGACTTGCAGAAATAGCAGATGCTTTAGGTGTGGAGATACCGGAACTCTTTGATAAGCCCAAAGAGGGTGTAATATATTGCCCTCATTGTGGAAAAGAAATTAAGTTAGATATTAAAATATAGATTATATGGCACTAATAGAATGTCCAGAATGTCACAAAGAAATAAGTGACAAAGCATCAGCCTGCCCCCATTGTGGTTATCCCATAAAACAGGAGAACAACAAAGATGAATATTTATGTTGCCCTAAATGTCACTCCAGAGAACTTCACTCAGAGCAACAAGGTTTTAGTGGAGGAAAAGCCTTAGCTGGTGCCGTTTTAGTTGGTGGGGTCGGAATTTTAGCAGGGACAATTGGAAGCAAAGATGTCAATATTACTTGCCTTAAGTGTGGACATAGATTCAAAGCAGGTGAAGCCTTGATTGAAAAAGGAGAAAGTGGACAAAAAGAAATGGAGGGTAAGATTGCATCACTTTTAAGAGATGATAAATTAGTTGATGCACTTAACTTATACAGGAACGAAACCCATCAGGAATTTAAGCCGTCAATGGATTACATCCACGAAGTGGCTCGCAAGTACAATATTGAAATCAAACAGAACAAAGGTTGTACGATATTACTTGTATTTTTATTGATAATCGTTTCATCTGTTACAATTCTATTTAAATGAAAGTAAAAGGAACTCTTTACGAGGTTCATTCTTTTGAGGATTTGGAGAAATTATTAAAACTAAAAGGTTAACCTATGAAAAAAATCATCTTTTTTATTGTTCTATTATTGGCTAATAATGCTTACTGTCAGATAACAATAATGAATACTGAAGCAAAGAAGCTCCAATATGATAATTTTGTTTATGATAGTTTGAGAAATATGGTTCCTGAAAAATATGAAGGGAAATATACATACCATCATTTAATTGGTCAAACGTTAATGTATTGTGGGGATCCCTATTCTTATAATCAAAAAAGCTATTTTAAAATTGGCGATTATTATCGTGTTGATGGTATTTTGCCTGATAATACAGATAAAGGGTTGTATCATAGATTATCTTTAACAAATATAAAAACAGGAGAAAAAGGGGAAGAAGGCGATATTTTTACAAATGAATACAATTTCAAATGGGTAGTATTAGGTCATTATGAGAAAATGAAAGAATTATACCTTAATAAAGAATTTGTATATGTTGGTACTGATGATGTTTTTATTTATAGTTATGGAAAAAAAGCAGACGGACTTATAAATTTAGAATCTGATACAGTATCAAGAAATATTCCAAAGGAATCAGTTTGGAAATGTATAGATGTCCAAGTTAAGCCAAGAAAAAAAGACGATGGCATGAATTTAGACAAAAGAAGCCCCATTGTTCTAATTTTCGACAATCCTAATTATGGAAAACATTACTGCTATTTAGAAAGTGATCAAGGTTCTCCATACCAAGTCTTAGTCAATAAGTCTTTATCTTATATTTGTGGTAGATTTCAGCTAAAATCCGATTACGAACAAGTAATATTGGCTAAAAATAAACGGAAGGCAAATCTAATTCGTAAATATGGCACAGCTATTGCAAATCTAATCATACAAGGAAAAGTTAGAATAGGAATGACAAAGCAGATGTGCTTAGAATCATGGGGAGAACCTGATGATATAAATACAACAACTGGAAGTTATGGAACGCATGAACAATGGGTATATGGTAATGAGAATTATCTATACTTTGAAAATGGGAAACTAACTGATATTCAAAACTAACTATTCCAGCCCCGTTCCTTCTGGTTCAGGGGTTGTTCCTATAAAAATCAAAAATAGAGAAAGGAGAATAAAACTAAAGCCGGAAGCTTAACCCTCCGGCTTTTTCACTTGATTAGTTCTTTGACCTTTAACCTTTCTAAAATCTGATTGTAAAGATACTCTATATCCTGCCGAAAATCCTTATACTGCTGGTAGATAAAGGAAACATCGGCGATATTGTTCGATATTACACAAGGGGACACATCCGGGAACACATGGGAAATTTCTGCCCGGATACCGTTCGGCAGCCGGCCTCCGGCAAGTACGCTGGGAGCGAACAAAAACAGGATTATAAAAAGAAACTTCTTACGCTGAGTAACGCTGTATGGGTTTGGCAGACAATCCATTCCTGAAAGGATTTCTTTAAACCATTGATAAAGCTCCTGGATGAGTGACAGATCGGTCAATATCGGTAATGATAACTCCTGTTCTCGTTCTGATAATCTTGATTTCTGCTCACGAATGGCCTTTAACTCCATAATTGATGAAAATACTTTTGTCATAGTATGGTACTTTTGAAAAAATGTATTATCTTTGCACTATATAATCGTGCGTGGGAGTTGGCTTCTAATCGTGTGGGCTGGCTCCCTTTTTTTATGCCAAGTGGTATGCGTTCAGAATGGCGAAAGTGTAGATGATGACCGTAACCAGACTATCCAGGAATATCGCCCATGCTCCTAGCTTTTGGATCTGGCTGAAGCTCATGACCAGGACAACAAGGAAACACACCCACTGGCTTGAAAACAATCCCATCCCCAGCAATAAAAGTCCGATAGTATCCATGAATAATGCGACATGAAGCCACGGATGCGCCATCAGATACCAGCTTTTTGCTGTCTTATCCAGCCTTTGAAAGACTTTCACATGTCGATGCAGGGATTTACATCTAAACAGCTTCGCAAGCTCATACAGGGCTTGCAGAATGATTAAGGCGTAGAATACATTTTTCATGGTCAGTAGCTTTTATCTCCGTGCTTATACGGACGTAGTTCATTATATTTCATCTTCTGCTCGATGTGCCAGAAGATGTCGATATTCCTGTCCCGGCAAAAAACGAATATCTCGTCAAGAACTACTGTTATATCCCATTCCATGATATAATTTGTTATATTATACATGGATTCGGTAAATGTCATTTCGGAATAATCATCCGTATCACTCTCATTGTAATCAAAGTCATCTAAATCGTATCCTGTCACCCCGGCATAATCAAATAACCTGATACAGGCATCCGCAAGTTCTTCCTCAACAGTACCTTTTATTGTCTCTTCATAGGCAAATATAAAACCATTCTTTTTTTTGGTATGCTTGGAATATAAAACTTCTACAAATTTCATGATACATATTTACGTTTGCGTGCCTTCCTTTTCTGTCAGCTTCGACAGCCTCCATAAGTTCTGATATTACAAAGAACAGCCAGTGTCTGTGACTCTTTTCTTCTTCATGCCATCCGTGAACCACGGCATTCTTGTAGGCACGGTCTCTAAGTTCGTTAAGCATAAAATCAAATATTTAATAATTCCGGATTGTCGTATATGTTGCCGATAACTTCAAAGTCTTTATCCTTATTAAAAGGCTTAAATGAAAAATTGGGGTTGCCTCCTAATAGATAAAACTCACCATAGTACCAATATCCAAAACCGCCATGATTATATTCTATTTGAAAATGTTTTGACGTTTCATATTTATCCCATTTTAATATATCACCTTCGTAAATTTCTTTTCCATTCTTGTCATGTAATCCTGTGAACTGACCGATAGTATCGGAGTCTACATAATCTTCATCCATGTCAGTATAGCCACATGCCTCAAATCTTTTAGCAGGTGCTATAACAAAGTTGCTTTCAGATTCTCCCCATATCTCACGCAAGTAGCCGTATAACCAACCACTGTTATCTAATCTTTTGCCTCTAAATCTTATTTCTCTGTTCATATCATTCAAATTTTAAATCTAATTGTCTACAAGGCTCTTTGTAACCAGGATTAGCCAGCATAAAAGCTTTCCGTAATACTTCCACAATCTTATCCCGGACAGCCTTTGATACATGGTTCTTGTCAGCATCGCTATTAATCTGTAAACATCTTTCAAGACTTCCTTTTATAGGTTTTTCATCGAGAAACAAGCTATATTCCGTAAATATCCTATTCTGCTTACGACCGTCCTTTTCTTCCTCATCAGTCTGGTAGCGTTCGAATACGGTGTCCTGTATTGTTCTCAGACATCTTTGCCCTCGGTCACTTCTGCAACCCTGGATTTCGTTTTCAAAGACGACAGACAAAGCACGTTTTTTGCGAACATTACCAATTTTTGCCCATCCATAATAAACTTTCAGTTTCTTCATAATCATATAGCCTTAATCAAGTTCATATTTTTGTTGACCAAATCTATTATTTCATCGTGCATAGGCGTGTTAGTGTTACATACTCCCCTACTCTGCACCACCTTGAATGTCTTGAGGTCCACTTCCACTGTCTCGATACGGTTGCCCTTCATGTCACGGGCTGACAGTATAAGGCTTTCTTTTTTCTTGTAATATCCGCATGCATACACACAATGGTGCATTTTTTCGCCTTCCTCGGCCATTTCCGCAACGGACTGTATGACTGTTATAACAATGTGTTCATTGCCGAAGCATATACCGAAGAAACGTCCTTTCTGTTCCATGTAGGTATCTTCCCATTTCCTAGCTTCCTCGATACGTTTCTTTTTCCGGATTTTTTCCTCCTTGATATTTTTCTTTTCCATGAGCCGGTCATGTTCTTTTTTCAAACTCTTTGGGCACACGTATTTAGCATTATGTGTATCAAGATAAAAATAATCAAGTAAATGTAGATAGTCATCATAAATAGAACCATCCCTGATGATATACCCGTTACGATTGCAGATATTGACTGCCCACGGATGGGAAAGTTTACCTCGATGCAAGTAGAACTCCAGCATTTTATACTGATGTGTTTTCAACAACATTTCCGCATATTCTCTTTCCCCAAGAAGTGAACGTATCAACACGGCTGGAGTAATATTATGGAAAGACGTGCGAAGTCCATTTCTTCGAAGTATAGGAAGCAAATTTACTTTCGGATATATCTTTCCATATAAATCATAACATTTATACCCATAATAGTCATAATTATTTTTGATACTTATTGGCTGTGTATATATCCACGCGTTTCTTCCCATATTCATCGGCTTGGCCATCACGGTTTCTTTCAAGTCTTCTGTTATCCACTGCTGGCAGACTTCTTCCGCATGATAGAACATTTCTTCCGTCTTTATATTTCTATACTTACTTATTTCCACATGTCGAAGGACCTGAAATTCATTTACCACTGTGAGAATTGTCATGTATTCATACTGGCAAAATCTTTTCTTCCTGCTGGACTTAATAGCAATACGTTCACCACAGTAAGGACACTGTATATAACCATCTTTCTGTCCGGTTACATCGATCCATCTTCTTCCACACTCACTACACCACATCTCATCCTTACAACGGTAAGCATTATGTGGAAAGCAATGCTTCTTTCCCCATCGTACTTGTGCTTCTGTTATCGCCGGCAGCCTGTTGCTTAATTCGACCACCAACTTTTCACGTTTATTTCTTGGCTTCATCGTCTTAAAATTCAAATAAGGACGGCTGCAAAGTATGGCTTTTTTCTCTCTCGGCTTTTCGGCGTTCAGCAAGTTTCCTTGCTTTTTCCTTTTCTGCAGCTTTCATCCGGCCAATACACTGCTGGCGGTATTCATTAACTGCCTGCTCATAGGCTTTCGCCTTATCTTCCTCAGAAAGTTCAACAGCCGGAGCCGATGCACTCACATAAGTTCCTTCCGGCAGTCTGTTTATCTTAATATCATCCTCATCATAATAGTGGACCGCCAGCCCGAACACTTCAGCATCGGTCATATAAACTGCATTTCCTTTTTTCTTGGCTTCACCAATGACATACTCTAAACACTCGTCTATATTCTTGTTCTTCTTCGCATAATTTTGCGCGAAAAGTTCATCGTTTTTTGCCCGTTCATCAAGATATGCCTTAATTACATCCCTGACAGTATTTTGTTCTTTATTCATAATAAAAGTTTAATGATTACGCTATACGCAAAAACTAAATAGAGGAAATCTTTCCTAAATTTCCTCTATTTACCGTTTAACACATCACAAATAACCTATATCGGATAAGCATCGCATAATAAATTATTACAATACTTTCAAATAGATATCTTCATACTCTTTGTCCCCATCTAAACGCTTCAAGAAGCATATAATACAACTGTCTCTTTTCTTCTATTGTGCAGAAGTCAAAGCTGTCAGCATATTCTAAAATTTTGAACTTCTTATTCATATTCATAACTTTTCATTTTCTAAGGCTTACACCACTGAAAAGAACGGTTTTGGTTATCGCTCTCAACCTGTCTATGGTTCTCTCTCCGTATTTCTCCCGCAATTCTTCTATTGTCAGGTTTGTTGTAAGAATCAAGAGTTTACCTTTCTTTTCAGCCTCATCAGTCAACTCTGCAAAAGCAAGTCTTTTTTCGCCGTATTTTACACTTAGACATTCTGTTCCAATATCGTCTATGTAGATGATGTGTTTTTGCTTCACAGTGTCCAAATCGGCGTTCATTTGCTGGGCATCATAGCAGTTTACCACCTTTCCGCAGTAATGGTTCAGGAGTAAAGGAAGAATCTTACCGCAGATAAGAGTCTTTCCTCGACCGCAATTTCCAAAACACAGAAGACCACGACCATTATTGTTTGTCATCCATTCCACCATCTCTGAATATTCTGGAAGCCACTTAGCATTCTCTCCCGTAAAGTATTTTATGCCAGCCAAAAGAACATTCTTAGCGTCTGGAATTGAAATATTCACTGTATCCGGTACCGGTGAGAACCCGGAATCTTTCAGCCGTTCTATTGTTTGTTTGAAATTAATCTGTTCCATCTTACCACCCTTTCTGGTATTTATCCGGTGAATTATCTTGAATGAATGTCCGCATGTTACCAAATTAGCAAAGTTTAAACTGCCCAATTGCCCCA